GCCGCCAATGAGATCATCTTCATCAGTTTCGATAGTAATGTTTACACGGATCAATTCTCTCTTTGCTTGAGCACATGCTTGCTCTACAGAGAAGGTCTTACCGTTACCTGATAGTCCAGTGACGAATGCTGGATAAAACAATTTAGATTGAATGATCTTCTTCACATCAGTGAAGTTACCAAACTTAACAAAGGTAGGATCTACTTCTGGAACTAAATTTTGCTCCACTGTAGGAAGTACAGTAGGACCAGCAATTGCTTTCTCTAGGATCTCACGTCCTTCCTCTACGGTAAGGTTCCAAGATCCACGCTTTACCTGATATGATTTTAATTTACGTGCCACTGTTGGGTATGCTACTCCACGGGCAGTAGCGAATCTCTTTACATGAGAGGCATCTATCTCACTCCCAAACTCTTCACGAAGTTCATCAACAAAGTTGACTGATAGTTTTCTCTCGAAAGGCATAGTTGGTTTCCTTGATTTGTATGTACTTACAATAGCAAGAAAAAACCCCCTTGCGGGGGGTCAGTGTGCCAGTTTGTTAACTGTCTATATGTGGAACCAGTTCGTTCTCCTGTAAGGTCTCTGTACCTATCAGTTGTGGGAGATACCCTGCAATACAATATGGTTCTTTACCCTTGTTAGTAAGTAGCTTAGTCACATAAGAAACTACAAGCTTATCTAACTTCTCCAACTCTTCAACAGCTTCCCTACGTTGTACTTTAACTTGTGCTGCACTCTCACAACCTTTAGTGTAGAAAATAACATCAGTATTATCTATAGGATCATGGTCATCATCACCAACAAAATTATTGAGGATCTTAATGTATGCATCAACAACGTAATCCTTTTCCTTAGCACAGACTACGATAGGGTTCCTTGATGCGTGCTTTTCTTGCTCATCAATATCATAGATGTCATGAGCAACTTTCTTTGCTGCAGAACCTGAGATAAAGGGCTTGATGTTTACAGAAAGAGTGGTCTTAGTGTAGATCTTATTAACGATCTCACCAACCTGCTTTTCATTCCAACTATGTGGAATAGTATTTACCCAGTCGGTAATCTCACTGGTGCTACAGTTATTACCCTGACGCTTAACCCACTTCTGACCTCGTAATACGAAGTCTTGCTTAGTGTGCTTGTATGAAGCTAGGTGAAGATTAGCACCTAGAGCAATGATGTCATAAGCATCATCCTCTTTACCATACCAGTCTTCATTTAACTTGTAGATATAAACAGGAAAACAAGGTAGGTCTAACTGACAACATACCTTGTAACGGTTGTACCCATCCCACAGTTGGAGTGAACCATCCTTCTGTCTGACTAGGATAGGTGGAGTTTCTTTTGGATCGTATCCATCTTTGAGTGTAGCTTGGATACCTGCTACATTATTTGTGGTGATACCGCCAGCGCGTGCTTTATTAGCATCATCCGCATCTGGAGATAATACATTCCCTTCTGTATTAAGGACTTCATCCCAATCAATAATCGTTGATCGCTCGAAGGTGGCACAGTCAAAAACTGGTGCCGTAAGAGATTGAAAAGTCTCATTGTCAGACAAAGGCTGCCAAGTGAGATCATGAGGGAAGTAGCTTTCCCTGTAGCTTATTAAGTTTGCCATGTTAATTAGTCGAGTTTGACTTGGATCATCGTCAATCTACTAAGGTCAAAATGGACCAGTCGTAAATCTCAGTTCACCACATTTAATTATGCCAGATTATTTAGAATTTGTCAATAATGTTACGGAAACGTAACATTATGCTATCCTCTCTATGAAAGATGTAAGAATTTTCTTATTCATTTTCTTAGACTTAAGTGATTTAGTGAATGCCCTTTTGATCTGTGTCTTGTTTGCACCTTCTTCAACCTCAAACTCAGCATCATTGTCAAGAGCTCCTGCTGCCATAGCAAACTGTACGGTATAGGCACTTGATAAGCATATGAAAGATTTTGTTTTCTTCCACTCTCTATCAGCACGATCCCATGCATCCATATCAAATCCTAAGCAATGACGCTTGAACCTATTCCAGTCTGATCCATTGATAAGACGGATGTTCATGAACTCACACTCAGGGAAACGATCACGTAACTGTCTGATAAATGTATTAGTTGTATCATAGTAACCAGTATGATCGAAGTCATAAGTTGTTCCAGTCTTACGATCACGTAAAACAGTATTACCCTCACCAAGTCTTCCACGAATAATAATTTCTTCTCCAGTTGTGTAGTGACTAACCTTCTTACCATATCCAATCTGATATCCCTCACCATCAGTTAAGTTAATAACATGAACCTTCTGGGCACCAGTACGAGATTTGAATTCAGGGATGATTTCATTCATAGAAATCATTGCTTCAGATAATGGAGTACCACCCAAACTCAAATCATAAGGACCACCACAACCATTTCCATGAAAAGCTCTTGCTAAACGATATAAGTTCTTTGCTTGTCTTTCATGTTGACGGTTGTTACTTCTGCTAGTTAACAAATTAATCATGTTAAAGTTATGGCAGAGTACCTTACCTAGAAGAGAAGGATCTTCTTGATAATAATTCTCTCTCTTGCTATATGAATCAGTGAAGCAATGTACATCATAAGCAATTCCAACCTTACGGCAGAATGATACTAATGTAAGTACCTGCTTTATAGTAGAAGTAATGCAACTACTCATAGAACCTGACCAGTCTATGTTAAAAATTAAACCGTGGTTCTTACCCTCAGCAACAGTAGTTACCTTTCTGAAAAGATCTTCGTTATATTTGTAAGTGTGAAGCTTCGTTGTATCAAGAACCCCAGTGCGATTAACAGAAGTACGAGCATAACTGTCAGCTGCTTTCTTACACTCAAACTCCTTAACCAGATAGTTGACTTCCTTAGCGTTTGAAATTTTGAATTTAGAATAGTCAGCATCAATTTCCCTCAAGTTACGTGCCTGATGTCTTGCCAACATTAGATCGTACTCATCAGCATAATCTTGCTGTTGATCTATAACTTCCTTTTGACTGTAATAGTTATCAAGTTTATCAGAAACTTCTTTGTTACTTATAAAAACATCCTTACCTACAGTCTTTGCTAACTCAACATATGTAATTTCAGGAGCATTTCTATTAACAAGATCTCTTAACCTCTGTTCTGATATAGCAGAAGTCTTTACTTCAGGCTTCTGTTCCTGAGGACCATCTTCATTCCGACCTGCTTCATCACCACCAAAATCTTCTTCTTGCTGCTCACCAACATGCTGTTCTAAATGCTGTTGTGCTTCAGTCTGCTGTGGTTCAGATTGATCTTCATACTCAGTGTCATCTTCACCTAAGTCAGGACGATCACCACCATTATTATTACCAGGTAAAGGTAACTCCTGATTCATAGGTTCCTCATTCTTCTTCTTTAACTGCTCTGTGCAATAAGCATAGATCTTCTTAGCAAGAGCAAGTACATCATCAAATGTTTCTAACTTATCTGCTTCATCAAGGAATACTTTTTCATCTTCACTGAAAGGAACATCAGTAAAGTTACCAATCTTATACTGTAGGTTCATCCTGTCTGCAAGGTTGAACTCATTTACATCATTACTCTCTGCACCAAAGAAATCCTCATTAGCAAGGATGCCATACCCTTTAAAGAAGGTCTTAGGAAGTCCCTCGTATCTACGCTTCATCAACTTCTCGATACGAATGTCTTCACATACGTTAACAAAAGTCATGGGAACCTGATCAAGGAAGTCCCACTTATCAGGAGTATATAATGCATGACCAACCTCATGAGCGATCAAGGAATCGATCACGACACTCTGCTTGTGCTGCCAATCTGGAAGAGTTAGTACCCTAGTCTCAATATTGAACTGGGCGGTCTCCACCTTACGATGCTCTACGATCAGGTCTTCCTGAGCAAGGAGTTTAGCAAGTGATTCCTTTACTAGATTCATTAAGTTCCTCGTGTATGTACATAGTATAAGACCCCCGACGAGGATCGGAGGTCTTTAGTAGACACTTTATCAACTGTCTACGTCTTGCCTTTGCTTGGCGCAGCATTTGGGGTTTTAAAGACCGTTTTTGGTCTTTCTTTGAGTGATGCTGCCAGTTCGGAACTCTCATGTAGTTTCTCCAGTGCTGTTAGCAGTTCAGGTGTTTCTTCCCAAGACCACTCCTGAGAGTGCTTAGGATTCTTCTTGGTCACAGTATGGGTACGTGTGGTCATAGGATACGTGCGAACACATACCATAATACACCACCTGTCAAGGCTGTGTCAAGTAGTACCAGAGAAATATTTATTAACATTATCCTGCTGAGTTCTTTCTGAATGTCAGAGTAGCACCGTCACTCAAGCTAGCAGTATACTCATCATTAGCATGTAAATGCTCAAGAACATGGTCTAGCTTATGATTGATAGCATCCAACTTGACAATCATGTCAAGTCTATCCTGTCTTTCCCAATCATGATCCACATAAGTCTGATGATGCAGTCCACCATTAGGAGATGTAACATTATTCACATAGCTTGGTGGTGGTGGAGTAGTTCCTTGCTCACTACCAGATTCAAATAGATGCCTTTGATCCTCTGGTATTACATTAGGATCTTCTGTTGTCTCAGGAATTAACCCTGGACCTTGATCTGATACATCTGTACCTGGTACCCCTGATCCGATTGTATTACCAGGAATTGCTGATCCTGATCCGATATTTTGATTGGGGTCGTTTGGCATACCGCCAGCGATTGCGCCTGAATAAGTCATAATAGTTTAAAGTTTATTTATTCTTCCTTAGTGATGACAGAGAAGTTTTGTTTCTTTTCTACTACTAGAGTAGAAGCAAACTTATCTTGCAATGCATCTGTCTTATGAGATATGACAAATGTATTTGTGTTGTCAGCAACAGTATGTAAAATTTTTAGAAAATCATCTGTGCCAGAGACATCTAAACTACTGTCAAATATTTCATCAAGGATTAATAAGTTAGTGTTGGCACTGTTCTTCATCTTAGCGATGGTCCTCCATGTGAATAGAAGTGCTAGATCTATCCTCATCTTCTCTCCTTCAGAGAAAGAAGCATAGCAGAACTCATCCCTGAACCTAGACTTGATAGTCTCCTCAAAGTTTTCATCCAACTCAAAGGACACATAGAAGTCTAACTCCTTAAGATACCTGTTGATCAACTGGTTCATGATAGGAAGATACTTCTTAATAATACCTGCCTTGATACCAGTATCTCTCAGCATATTGGTGATAACATCAAAATTGTCCCGCGTTTTTTTATTAGATGACAGTTCTTTCTCTACTATTATACCATCTCTGGCCATAGCTTTCAACTTTTCTTTCTCACCCTTAATATTATTACCATTACCTGTAGAGATCTTCTCTTCTATCTTCTTAATCTCTCTCTTCCTAGACTGTATCTCAGAATTAGTAGAACTAATCTGCTGCTGTATCTCTCTAAGTTCATTGAGTACAATATTCTTTTCGCTCAACTTCTCAAATATAATATCAAGCTTCTGCTTTAAAGCCACTGATGCATCATCTAACTCTTTTAATGCTACAGTAATTTCAGTCTTCTTAGTAGCCTTTAACTCACCTGTAATAGGTTGCTTGCATGTAGGACAGTTATCATTCTTCTCAAAAAACTTATACTCTTTGTTAAATGTCTTCTTCTTATCCTCAAACTTAGATTTGTATATGAGAAGTTGAGTGTGTTCCTCATCCAAATCTCCATAAGCATCTATACTCTTTTGCTTAGATAAACTTCTGTCTAATCCATCAGCAACATCATCCATAAATTCTGAGATCTCACCTTCTAAAGATTCTATCTCTTCCTTACGTCTAATATTATTTGCGGTGGATTGCTCTTGAAGGTTAAGAATAAACCTCTGCTGCATCTCCACCTTCTCTTTTGCTAAATCAGACTTATACTCACAATCCCTAATCGCTTCTCTAACACCCTTAAACTTATCCTTAAGAATACTATTCATTGTAGAGAAGATACGAATATCTAAAAGATCCTCAATAACTTCTCTACGGTTGATGGGAGTGAGTTGCATAAAGGGAACAAACGTCGATGATCCTAAGATTACTACCTGCGTAAAGGATTTGTAGTTCAACCTTAGAATACTTTGCTCCAGATACTTCTGCTGCTCTACGGAAGAAGCTTCTTCCTTGAGTTTCTCACCGTTAAGATAAACTTCAAACACCAATGGCTTGATACCACGACGTACCATATAGTTACGAGAACCTATGGAGAACTCTACCTCAACTAAAGTATCCCTCTCGTTGACCGCATTAACCAACTGGGGTTTATTGATCCTACGAAAGGGCTTATTAAATAGGGCAAAGCACATGGCATCCAAGAATGTGGATTTCCCTGCGCCATTAGTCCCTACTATTAAAGTGGCAGGACTAGAATCTAATTTGATCTCACTGAATGCATTGCCCGTGGAAAGAAAATTCTTCCAACGGATTGATTTAAATTGGATCATCTACAATTCTCTAGGCGGTACCACTATGTCATCGGGAGTCACCACATAGTATTCATGACCATGTGTTACACAAGCGTGAATGATTTCCTTATCGTCCACTTCCACTACTGACATATCTGGAAAGTCATCAGCCTCCAGGAGGCCAGCATAGCGTACTGCGTCGTCTTTGTCAAGAAACATGTAGACTAGTTGCTTCTCCTTCTCACCATTAACAGCATAAGCTCCTTCATCTTCCTTTCCAGTGAGTGCGAGGATATACATTATACTAGCTCCAGTGCTTCTACATAAAGAGTTTTAAGAATAGACTTCAGTGCAGGTTTATCAGAATACTCCATACCATCTACATACTTTTCTAAGATAGTAAGAGTATCCTCTTTCTCAATGTCAATCTCTTCATTTAAATCATGTTCAAATGATGGATCCTCGATAATTTTTATCTCATGTACACCAGCAGCATATAGCTGACTAATAAAGAACTCAAACTTATCAGTATCCTTTTTCTTTTCAACAATAATCTTTATAAAATTATTGGTATAATCTGCATAGTTAAACTTAGTACTATTTACACGATCTTCATCATAATATATCTTGGAATAGATTTCATAAGGGTTCGGTATATACTCAAGATTTAAAGTATTAGTATCAAAGATATGGAAGCCACGTTTATCATTATAATCATTCCAATAAATCTGATAAGGATTTCCTAGGTAAGTTATATTATTCCTAGTACTCTTGCGATGATAATGTCCAGAGAATACCTTGTCAAATTTCTTATAAGGTGCACTACTATCACCATGATCCATGATGTATCCTTTATGTGCCTCAAAGCCATTGAGTTCTAAGTGTCCCATTACTATAGGGCAAGCAGTCTCCTCAATTATAAAGTAAGTCTCTTCCTGATTTTCTTGATTGATCCAAGGGATGAATAGAATAGGTAGACCACCTATCATTACTTCCTCAGGTCCAGAATAAATTTTTATATTATCATACTCACTGAGTATACCATCAAGAGTATTAACCTTATTAGTATCCTTAAAATATGCTGTGTGATTTCCTACAAGAGAATGGATTGTAACACCCATATCCCTAAGACGATTAAAGTAATGCTCTCTCGACCAATTAGCAGCCCATAGATCTAAAGTTCTACGATTATCAAACGTATCACCTAAGTCTAGAACTGTGTCGATGCCGCGTTTTTCTAGGGTAGGAAAGAATACATTATCATAAAACTTTTTAAAGAAGTCATGAAAAACACGACTAGACTTCCTAGCCCCAAAGTGCTGGTCTGTAATTATAGCAACCTTCATTTGTTATTGCTATGTGCTATAGAACCTTTATATGGATTTTTAGTTCTATTCAATACCGTAATAAATTTATCTGCTACAAATGTTCCCGCAACGCATACCTCTATCTCATCACCATCATCCCAAATAGGAGTACCATCCTTTTTTCTTGTATCAAGGGCCTTCTCAAGATCTGCAATAATCTGTTTAGTAATCTTCATCTTGACCTCAAGATAGGTGGAATTTTACCTGTCATAGCCATACCAAAAAAGTTTAAAGTGAGACGTTCCTTTGTCCCAAAAGTCTGTACCCCATGATGGGTCTTGTTGTTGAACATAAGAAATCTGTTATACACATTCTTGACACTTACTGTCTCAACATACTGTTCATGTGCTCTGTCCCAAGCTTCATAGTACTTAGTATCATCAATATCCTTTCCTACATAAAGATCCTCTTTCATCTGGATCTCATCCTTGAACTGTAAAGCATACCCTTTCTTAGTACCATAAATGGATGTACCTGTGTCTGGATCAGGATCTTTGTTCAAGTATACTACACCACCAAAAAAAGTGTCAATGTCTTGATGGATCCAACCCCTATTCTTCCTATCATACTGATCCTTATGGAAGGGTTGAATCTTCTGGAAATGAGTTTGCATGTTCCAATAATCTGGTGTTACATCATGAAACATAAGATGTAACTTCTCACCGAAATAATGGAAGAACCTTTCATCAATGATATGGAGTTGCTTGGTTCTTGCACCAGGCCAGTTTCCAGTCTCAGGGGGATAATACTTATAAGTAGTAGCCGTCTCCACAATGGCATCAGGATCCTCAAAGAAATTATCAACAACAACAATAGGGTACGTCACTTAATTCTAATTTCTATATTCTCTTTAATAGTATTATAGTCTGAATGTCCTGATTTGTCATCCGTATGGAAGACCTGATCATATGCAGACTTAGTTAAAATCTTATTCTTGATCTCTAGCTGACGCTTCTCCTTCTGTATTCTCCTAAGGAATGCGTAGTATATAATCTGTGTAAAATATGCAAAAGGGTTCTTTGATTTCTCTGGATTAAAATTCTCTATATACTGCACACAATTCTCAATACCATCACATATCATATCCTCACGGAACATGTAGTTGACAAAGTTTGGCTTATATGATAGATGTGTAGCAATCTTTAAAAAACATTCACCAATATAATTACTGATGCGCGGTCGAGGTTCACCCGCTTCTTTTGCCTTAGCGCACTGTGCTTTAAAAATAACAAGTGCCTCAAGGAAATCTTTGTTATTTACATAGTGCTCACTCTGTACCTTCTTTCTAACTGCCATATAATTAATGGTTTGTACATGTATATTTTATATCAAAATGGTCACAATGTCAATGGGGGCTTGACAAGACCCTATAATCTATGTAGAATACGAGTGTGCGAGTTCAGGAAACAGGTATTAGCTATTAAATATTCTATCTAAGTTAATACGGGCCTCCTCTACAGTTGAGATCCTACCTGTAGAATCTGTAATGGTATCACCATTCAGTCTTCTTAAGGACATAGCATAAAATATTTGTACTTCAGTATCTACTTCTACAATAGTTATAACCTTATCTTTAGGTATGATAAATTCTTCCTCGCGGGAAAATTTCATCCAAGGAGATACCTTGGCACCTTGTTTATTATTTTGTAGCACTACCTCTTCTATTTCTATAGGGTTCTGCACTATCAAGTAGTCCCCGTTTTCATCGTGAACATGTGTTGATACAGCAAGAATTTCTTCACCAGATACAAGCTTTAGTGCTGCGAGAAATTCGGGTTTATCCATTTTAGTCTCTGATTCGGACATCGATAAATTCATAATTAAAGTTTTCTTCATTGTATATTTTCACACGTTCAACAAGATGGTTCAATGTATAGTTTCTTTGGGTGCCTTTGGATATATCATCAGCAATATCATAGAGTACTGCTTTACGATCATCTACTCCTTTTCTAAGGACTCTGCCAATGGATTGGAGATTTCTAATTCTGGACTTTGAGGGGCTTGCGAACACGACGTTGTTAAGATTCCTAATGTTGATACCAGTGCTAAAAGTCCCATAGCTGGCAACAATGATTGAATCTTTTGTCGTTTCTGCAATACGCCTTGCGTTCTCTCGGTCATCAGTATCCACTCCTCCATGGACTAGAAAGACCAAACGGTCTTCGCCTACCTTATTATTTATTAATTCAAAGAGGGGCATCCCATGCCGTTCAACGTAGTTGAACAGGACGAGTGTATTACCAGTAAGGTCACAAACCAGATTACGTATAAATCTATTCCTTCCCTCATGTTCAACAAGATAATCCATCTCTTGCTGATAGGTATCAAAGTCTCTTTGGTCATGCTTGAGGATTAATACTTTAATCTCAAATTTAGAAAGGTGGCCAGATTTAATAAGCTTCTCTGTTCTAGTTACCTTATCTACACTACCAAATACACCTTCAAGTACTAGACGGTTTGTTTGTGTACCGTCTAAGGTACCTGTGAACCCCACACGGTACTTGCAATCATAAAGTTTGTTCATTATACTCGTGAGAGATTTCGCCTTAAACAGGTGTGCCTCATCCCCTATGATAGCACCAAATTTCTCAAAGTAACTTTTAGGTAGTTTGTATACTGACTGCCATGTAGTAATGATTACATCCTTATCTGATCTAGGATCTGCACCAGCATATACTCTATGACAATATTCCTTTGCGTCCCAACCATACTCTTCAAAATCCTTATACATCTGTTCGACGAGTGATGTAGTAGGAACTACTATCAATGTCCTTAGCATCTTCATCTCCCAGAAACGTGCTAGGACATATATCATTAAAGACTTGCCCGATCCTGTCGGTGATAAAAGTAGTTTACGTTTATGACGTAGAGCTTCGTATATTCCTTTGTACTGATAGTCTCTGACCTTGTGTGGTAGATGTAATGTTTTTACATACTCTCCTAATCCCTGGGGAGTAACGAATTCATCCACCTCTGATGGAAGTCCATAAAATTCGTTGTCCCTATGGATAACTTCGTACCCTCTTTCTTCGCAAAACGAAGTAATGTAAGGGAGAAGGCCAACATAAATCTCGCCTGTACCTGGGGAGAATAACTTGATTTTTCCATCCCAAAACCTTTTCTTGTACGCTGACATGAACTTGGCTTGAGGCACTTCAAAAGTAAACTCGTCTGCTAGCTCGTGACCTACATGAGGTTCACATTCAATTGTTAAATAGACTTCGTTCTTCTTCTGAATAAAAACATTAGATTTCATAACCTTTCAGGAACTTAGCGAATTCAATCGCGTTCTTAATATAGAAGGATCGGTTATTGATAGCCTGTAGAATAGCTTTCAATGCCTCAACCATTTGGTTATAGTACTTTAGCTTAAGGACGGATTTTTGATATTCTTCATCTGAATCCAGATAGATCGGTACATCTGGTTTGAGAAGTTTAATGTGAAAAGGTTTCTCCGCTTTACCCGTATAGTACTCCCACCTATCCTTGTAGGTGCGCTTTACATCTAGTTCACCTTGATCCCTGAGGGTAGTGAATGTGTTGTAAAGTCTTAAATATTTAGCATGTAATCTGGGGATCTCTAAACTGTCATGATCTAATTTTTCATCATCTAGTTGTGAGTCTTTCTCCCACATGTCATTCAAGGTTTCTAGATTCATACTTTAATTCCGTTCTTATCTGTGATCTCGTACAGTGTATACTTGAAGTTAACATCAGCAGTGAAGTAGTTGATGTCAGTTGCAGATGCATCAAACTCCAGAGTAGTTAAGCTTGTTGGGAATATATTATAAAAGTTAACAATGGAATTTGCATTGTAGTTACTATTCAAAATAAGTAACCTAGCATCACTCATTGTCTTATCAAATTCAGATGGTCTGCCTTTCTCATCAACTGTATCAATATACTCTAGGAATTGATTTTGATGCTTTGGATTACTCAAACCTTTCAACCACTTGTATATTTCATAGTAGTTATCAAGATCTTCATTCACCAAGAACTTTAAATTTAAATCACCATAGGTCATCTTATCACCAGGGATAGTATAGTCTTTCACTGGTGTTTGTATGTCTCTTGCACCAATACTAACTTCAGGTATAGATGCAGACTGGCAGAAGTAATCTACATTGGGTGTCCTGCCAATAATGAATTTAAATCCTACTGGAGATAAAAAGTTTTGATTGGATGGAGCGAATACTCCTTGTTCGATAGCCATTAGTTCACACAGGTCTCCGTATTATTTATCCGAGCCAAAAAAGATCAGGATCACGAATCTTATCAAAGATCTCAAAGCGATAGTTCTTAAAGTCTGGTATGTCCATCTCCTTATGTGCAGCATCTAAGTGTGTAAGTTTTACATTCTTACCCCTAGTACTCTGACCTTCTACATCATCTATATTATATCCATTACCCAATACTCCATCGACTGCACCAATATAATTCTCTCCTACAGTGCTGGGCTTTACACCATTCTGCCAGTGCTGTACTGACATAAAGATAGAACGATCATCACCCATGAATGCTCCATGTATATCATCATGGTAGACACGAAGAGTAAAAAAATCGTGCCGCATTTTACATATCTTCTCTTGCTCTGGATGATTATCTATCCAGTAACCACCATGACTAAACCCTATCTTTCCACGTATGTATACTTCATAGCTGTCAATGTCTGGATGTACATGCTCAGGGATAATAGCATGAGGTGGCCAGTTTAAACACTCAACTTGAAACTGTCCTTCCTTGTACATAACCTTTCTATGAAAGTTAGGTACTCCAAAAAAATTCCTATCCCAGTTCTGTGGCTTTGCTATCTCGCGAGGATCAAAAGTACTTAAGTACTCATCAAGAAAACCAGTAATGGCATCCATACATAAAAAAAAGAGGTCTAATTATTTAGACCTCCAAACCGATAGGTTTTTAGTGCATAGATTTACTCCAACACAGTTCTACATATACGTTTGCATGATGAAGGTAAGTCCTCGCATTCTATTAGACAGGCGAAATAGTCGTCGATCTGATCTATATCTGCGTCGTGTTCGCTTAATGTTCTTGCGTTATTATCGACACGTTTCCACTCTGCTAACTGGTTCTGAGAGACTATGTTATGCACTTGGCACCTCCATTGATTGTTTACCCCATAACAAAGGAGACTGGGTTCATCTTGTTCTCCTCTCTTTGAATTCTACTACTATGTAGGGAAATAAGCACAAAAAATCGGGGTCGGTTTTACAAAAATAAATGCCTACGTGATTGTGCCTAGTTCATCCTGAACATATTCTTCTATTAATTTTTTTGCCTGATCATATACTGGTATCATATTCATTCGATGATAGACAAAATGGGAAACTTCTTTAACTTGATCCTTATCGAGATCGGGATACATCTCTGTAACTACCCCATTTAACTTAAGGGATACTGTAGCGTCTTCTATTAATTGTTTCACTTTTTTAGTGGCATACACTAAAATACTATTTATTACAAAAAAAGAGACCCCCGAAGGAATCTCTCTTTGAAATATGTAACCGATGGATTACATTAGGTTTGCAACTTTAACACGTCTGTAGTATGCGTTAGCGTTGAGGTTACCTGCTGCCTGTGGATCGGAATCTGACAGTGCAGTTAGTCCCTTAGCAAATGGGTTCAAGACCATTCCGTAACGAGTTTTAAACCCGATACGTGGTTGGAATGTATCCTGACCAATCGCTCTGTACATCTGGAGAGGTACATAAGGACAGTAGAATAATCCAGCGTCGTATGCATTGGATCCTTTGTATCCAACAACGTAGTACTGATCAGAACTTACGTTAGCTGAATAAGGGTCGATGTAGACCTTGAAACGTCCGTTGAGTGTTCCAACGAATGTGTTGCCTGTGTCATCAACTTCTCCAAGTCCACCAGTAGCACCAGTGATACCTGAATCGTAGTCAAGAACGCCCGACATAGCAAGAGCAGAAGCAACGTCAGCAGATGTGACGAGGATGTTGCCCTTCCCGCGACGAGTTTCCTGCGCGATGGCGTTGGCATCTCTTTCGATTTGGAAGAGTAGACCTTTGAATTTCTCAACTGACCATCTGCCGTTACTGTCAACGTCAAGGTCGAATACACCTTGGTTGGCAACGTTTGCCTGAGCACCAGGTTTTGCACCTCTGTACACAGTACGTACAACCTCACGGTTGATTTCAGCGAGGATCTCTGTTGAGAGAATGTTTGCTAGTTCAGACTCGGCATCTAATCCGTGGATTGCTTTCAAGTCTTGAGCAAGTTCAACTGAGTAGTCTGCTCTTAAGGCACGACCTTTTGCTTCTACAGCAATACGGTCGATGCTGAATGCCATTTCCATGAAGGCATTACCAGCAGAATCTCCAAGACCTTCAAGATCAGTTGTGCTGAACTTGGAAGATGCTAGGTCATAGTTAGTGGATGTTGTACCACCACCAGTAGCATCGTTAATAAGACCTGGGTTCTTCTCAGTGGTAGCTGTAGGAGGTGTTCCACCCTTAGTACCAGAGAACTGTGCATCTGGCTCATCGAAGAATGCTTCTCCACCAGTTTGATTGGTGTAGCGTGAGCGCATTGCGAAGATAAGTCCAGTTGGACCTGACATAGGCTGAACGCCAGCGATGTCATAAGCAATTAGCTTAGGCATAGCACGACGGATCAAGCTGATGAGTATAGGGTCGAAACCATATACGGCACCTGCGCCTGTTGTCTGTGTGTTGATAGGACCAACGTTGGTTGGTGCCTCTGTAAGAACGGCACGTTCTTCTTTTAGTGCCTTCTCTTGGTTTTCCAAGAGGATAGCGGTTACCGACTTACGATAGTTGTCCTTAATTTCAGGAAGACCATCATGGTTAAGTACTGGTGCCCACTTCTCTTGGAGTTGTTCTGCATTAAACATGCTTAGAATACTCCTGTATTACTTTTTTAAGTGTGTAGCCAGTTAGATCCGTTTAGCGAGTTGAGCGACATAAGATGTCATACTCTCACTAATAGATTCAACTTTTGCTTGTGGCTCTTCAGAGGAAATTTCTTCTGCTACTTCAGGTGCTTTCGCTCCGAAATAACTTTCCTTGATCTGTCCAAGCTTCTCACGATACGACTCTTCGTTTTTGAACTCAACTGCTTTAGCTAGAGAGGTAAACTTATCCTTCTGAACTTCTGCAAGTCCTCTGGATAGTTCTGTCAAAATCTCATTTTTACGATAGGTTGCTACCTTCTCATGCAGTCCGAGGTTCTTATCAACTTGTTCGTTGAGTCGGGTCTCCATTTCATCAAGTTTCTCGCTCATCTCAGCGACTGCATCAAGCTGCTCTTCAGGCAAGTTGATGTTGCTTTCGATAAACAATTTCTTTAATCCACCCATGAATGCTTCGGTGACTTCAGCACGTACTCCTGTTTCAACAGCAAGTTCGTTCTCTGTCATCCACTCTTCACAAGCATATGAGAGGAAATTCTCTACGCGACCAGCGAA